CTATAGGAATGGGAAGTACGCAATTCTCACCAACAAACACTGCTGGTAAAATAATATATAGCGACATTGTAGATACTTTTAGTTTTAACACAAACTTTTCAACTAAAATGGTAATCAATGGCTCTGGCAACGTTGGAATTGGGACAACTAATCCAAATGAAAAATTAGAAGTAAATGGCAGTGTTAGAGTAACGGGTGCAGGGTTAGATGTTGGTTACGGAAACAACTCTAATAACTTTGTTCAAATAGGTAATGGTAGAACTACAAATGGATTTGCTTTTATAGACTTAGTAGGTGATACAACTTATTCAGACTACGGTCTTAGATTGGTTAGAAATAATGGCGGAGCTAATACAAACTCTGAGATTATACACAGAGGAACAGGTGCTTTAAATTTAAACGTTACTCAAGCAGGAAGTATAACACTTAAAACAAGCAACGTTGAAAGAGTACGTGTTAATAGCTCAGGTAACGTAGGTATTGGAACAACTAACCCTAGAACTAAACTACACGTGTCAGGTTTAACAGGTGATGATGACCCAGCTTTAGGCTCTTCAACTGCTCCGTTTTTTGTAAGTAATACAGCTACTAGCTATGGCTTGAATATTGGTGTAAATAATGTTGGAGCTTCTTGGTTGCAAGCACAAAGCAACACCTCTGCAATAGCTTATGAAATGTCATTAAATCCACTTGGCGGAAACGTAGGTGTTGGTTTTATAAATCCTAGCAAGAAACTTGATGTTAATGGAAGCTTAGGGTGTACTAGTTTTGAAATGGGTAATCTTAAGATGTTGACTGCTTTTGGTGATATATTTATAAATGGCACAACTAGTGGTAATACTATATTTTATGGAGCTCCAGCAAGTTTTACTCAAAATTTACAAGTCCAAGGCACTGTAACGTGTGTTAACCTTGTGCAGACATCGCAGACAGATAAAAAGAAAGACATATCTAACATTGATAAAAGCAAAGCTAAAACAATCCAGTTTAAAGAATATAAATATAAAGAAGGAGATGGTGATAGAAAAAGATATGGTGTATTAGTAGAGGATTTAGAAAATGATTACCCTGAGCTAGTGCACGTAGGAGCTGATGGAGTAAAAGGTATTAACTATATTGACTTACTAGTTAAACGCGTAGCTGAACTAGAAAAAGAGCTTGAAGATATATCGTTGACGCCAGGAGCGCAAGGACCTCAAGGAGCGCAAGGAGCGCAAGGACCTGCTGGGTCTAATGGTAAAGATGGAAGTATAGGTGCGACTGGACTACAGGGGCCTCAGGGCGCTACTGGAGCAACAGGCTCGGCTGGAAGTGATGGAAAAAATGGTAGTGATGGAAATAGTCATTTAAGTAACATAACAAGTATAGGCATTAACGAAAAATCAGGCCAATTAGAAATAGTTATAGGTCGATCAATATATAAATTTAACCCAGATAAATAAATAAAAATGATAACATACAATTGGAATTGTAAAACAGTAGATGTACACCCTCAAGAAGAAGGTGAAACAAATATAGTGTATAACGTGCACTGGATAGTGACAGGTGTTGATGGAGATTATTCATCTAAAGCTATAGGTACGCAAACAGTACCTTTAAGCGAAGATGGTACATTCATACCATTTGAAGATCTAACTAACGATGTAGTCGTTGAGTGGACAAAAGAAGCGATGGGAGAAGAGCAAGTAGCATCTATAGAAGCTGGTATAGCTAGCCAAATAAAAGCTTTAATAAACCCCACGTCTGTAACATTAATAATCCCAAACTAAATTAGTGTATTTACACGTAATAATACACTTAAGTATAACAATTAAATATAATTAAAATGAAAAAAGTAAAAGATGTACCTGTAGTATCTAAAGCCGTATCTGAAGAGCAGCTTATTAAATTGCAAGAATTAGTTAAAAACTTGCAACAGTATCAATTAAAAATCGGCGATGTTGAAGTGCAAAAGCACCAATTATTACACGGTTTTGCTGAAGCTCAAAACGGTCTTGAAGTATTTCAAAAAGAATTAAAAGAAGAATACGGCAATGTTACCATAGACATTAACTCTGGTGATATCAAAGAAGTTGAAGATGAGCCTAATACGGAAGATTAGTATTGGAAGAGACTATAAAAATGACGCCATGCACTATTCTGTTGGACAGGAAGTGTATGGTGGTCATACTATAGCTAATATAATAGAAGAAGATAATCAGTACTCTATATATATACAAAAAGGAAACGAGTTATTGCCTTGGAAAGATTTTAATAAGAACATGGCAATCGCAATTGAATATGACTTACAATATTAATGAAATCAATTTTTAATTTTATAGTTAAGCCTAAATCTGGAAGATCAACTTCAGCTAAAAATATAGACGGAAGCGAGTTGCTTTTAAACACAGAGCTTCAAAATCATAATTACGTAAGTAGACAAGGTGTTGTACTATCAAAGCCGCTAGCCGTTGAAACAAGTATAAAAGAAGGAGACGAAGTTATTTTACACCATAATGTTTTTAGAAGATTTTATGACATTAGAGGTAAAGAAAAAAACAGCAAAAGCTACTACGCAGAAGATAAGTATTTCGCTCAACCAGATCAAATATATGCCTATAAAAGCAAAGGCATTTGGAAAGCTGAAAAAGGTTTTTGTTTTATAAAACCAATAAAGGAAGACAAAATGTTTTCTATAGATTTTGAAAAGCCTGGTAAAGGCATAATCAAATATACTGATGGCAGCGTGGAAAAAGACACATTGGTTTCTTTTAAAGTAGGTATGGAATATGAATTCTTTATTGAAGGCGAAAGATTATATAGAGTGCCATCCAATCAAATTACAATTAAATATGAACATCAAGGAGACGAAGTTGAATATAATCCAAGCTGGTCACAAAGCAGTTGAGGAGTTAATAAAAGTTGCAGGAGAAAAGATTGTAGATTCAGGAGACGACATATCAGCTGATAGGCTTAAAAACGCCGCAGCTACTAAAAAGTTAGCTATATTTGATGCTTTTGAAATTCTTAATAGAATAAAAGACGAGCAAGACATGCTTGACGATAAGCCTAAAGATGAAATGATTCAGAAATCATTTAGTGGATTTGCAGAAAAAAGATCTAAATAATGTACGAGCAAACTTTATATAAAATAGTAGAGCCTGTAAAACTTACAACCATCTCTAGGCTTAATAAAGCTAAGAAATGGGAATATGGGTACAATAAAGAAAATGACATTGTTGTAATAAGCAAGACAGGCCAAATAGGCGAAATATACGATATACAAGGACTTAAGATAGCATTGCCTAAAGCTCCAGCTAAATTAAGTAAAATTAATAACAAGTGGAAGCCAGAGGAGTACCCTAAGGAGCTTAAGTCAATTAACAGTATATTTGACTGGAGGGAATATCCGGAGAGCTTTCAGACTAAATGGGAACCCTATATAGATGAACAATTTAAAAGAAGAGACGAAGGTCATTGGTTCAATAATAAGAATGTGGGTACTTACATTACTGGTACTCACTTTATGTACTTGCAGTGGAGTAAAATTGACGTCGGGCAGCCAGACTTCCGGGAGGCAAACAGATTATTCTTTATATTCTGGGAAGCTTGCAAAGCAGACTCACGATGCTACGGAATGTGCTACCTTAAAAACCGTAGGAGTGGATTTTCGTTCATGTCCTCAGCTGAAACTGTTAACCTCGCGACAATTTCCTCGGATTCACGGTTTGGCATATTGTCAAAGTCTGGCTCTGACGCTAAAAAAATGTTCACAGATAAGGTTGTACCGATCTCCGTCAACTACCCGTTCTTCTTCAAGCCAATACAAGACGGTATGGACAGGCCAAAAACCGAACTTGCCTATAGAATCCCAGCCTCAAGGCTTACCAGGAAATCTATTCAAGCCAGAAAAAGCACAGAAACTCTTGAGGGATTAGATACAACAATTGACTGGAAAAATACTGGTGACAACTCCTATGATGGAGAAAAGTTAAGACTATTAGTACACGACGAAAGCGGAAAATGGGAAAGACCAGATAATATATTGAACAACTGGAGGGTAACTAAAACAACTCTTAGATTAGGATCTAGAATTATTGGTAAGTGTATGATGGGATCAACGTCAAACGCTTTAGATAAAGGAGGTTCAAACTTTAAAAAGCTTTACGGCAATTCTAAAGTAACAAAAAGAAACAGAAACGGTCAAACGGCTTCTGGCTTGTACTCTTTGTTTATTCCAATGGAATGGAATTATGAAGGATTCATTGACGAATACGGGGCTCCTGTATTTGATGAACCTATAGAAAAAACAGTGGGGCCACACGGCGACATTATAGACATTGGAATAATAGAGCACTGGGATAATGAAGCAGATGGATTAAAAGGAGACCAGGATGCTTTAAACGAATTCTATAGACAGTTTCCACGTACAGAGGAACACGCTTTTAGAGATGAAACAAAAAACAGTATATTTAATTTAGCAAAAATATACGAACAAATAGATTATAATGAAGATTTGCGAAATACTGCTGTTGTAACAACTGGTAGTTTTAGTTGGCAAAACGGTGTAAAAGATTCAAAAGTTTTATTTACACCAAACCCGCAAGGTCGATTTAAAATTAGCTGGGTTCCTAATGCTATTTTGCAGAACAGACAAGTTATTAAAAATGGATACAAATATCCAGGAAATGACCACATGGGCGCTTTCGGATGTGACAGCTATGATATATCAGGCACAGTTGGCGGCAGTGGATCTAAAGGTGCTTTGCATGGATTAACTAAGTTTAGTATGGAAGACGCACCTCCAAACTCTTTCTTTTTAGAATACATAGCTAGACCGCAAACCGCTGAAATGTTTTTTGAAGATGTATTAATGGCCTGCGTGTTTTATGGAATGCCTTTATTGTGTGAAAACAATAAACCTAGGCTTTTATATTATTTTAAAAGAAGAGGATATAGGGGATACTCAATGAACAGACCTGATAAGCTTTGGAACAAATTATCAGTAACAGAAAAAGAAATTGGCGGAATACCTAATTCAAGCGAGGACATTAAACAGGCTCACGCCGCGGCAATAGAATCTTATATAGATAGATACATCGGATTAAAAGAAGATGGAAATTATGGTGATATGTACTTTACTGACACCTTAAATGATTGGGCTGGTTTTGATATAAATAATAGAACAAAGTTTGATGCAGCTATTAGTTCAGGACTAGCAGCAATGGCTTGCAACAAAAACTTGTATAGGCCAGTAGGAGAAGTTAATAAACAAAAGTTAAATTTAAAAATCGTTAAGTATAAACAAGACGGTTCAACATCGAAAATAATAAAATAAGTATGGCTGATTCAGTTGTAAAAGGTTTTTTTCCTAGTCAAGTTGCTAGTGATGCTGAAAAAATTTCAACAGAGTATGGGTTGAAAGTTGGTAGAGCTATTCAAGACGAATGGTTTAAAACGGATAGAGGTAATTCAAGATATGAAAGTAATCAAAATACATTTCATAGGCTAAGACTATACTCTAGAGGAGAACAATCCATACAAAAATATAAAGACGAATTATCTATAAACGGTGATTTATCTTACTTAAATCTAGATTGGAAGCCCGTGCCAATTATACCTAAGTTTGTAGATATAGTTGTTAACGGAATGTCAGAAAGAACGTTTGATATAAAAGCCTATTCTCAAGACCCTTATGGGGTTAGTAAGCGAACAGATTACATGGAGTCTATTATTAGGGACATGCAAACTAAAGAGCTTAACGAATTTGCTAAAGACAATTTTGGCCTTAATTTATTTGAAAACAGCCCTGAAACGCTACCTGATTCAAAAGAGGAGCTAGAGCTGCATATGCAACTAAGTTATAAACAAGCGGTTGAGATAGCGGAAGAGCAAGCAATTCAAACTTTGCTTGACGGTAATAGATACGATCTTACTAAAAAGAGAGTAAATTATGATTTAACTACTATTGGTATTGGAGCTGTAAAAAATACTTTTACAAAGTCAGAGGGTGTTAAAGTTGAGTATGTTGATCCAGCTAATTTGGTTTACTCTTATTCAGATTCGCCTTATTTTGATGACATATACTATGTAGGCGAAGTAAAAAACGTTACTATTAATGAACTTAAAAAACAATTTCCAAATTTAACGGAGGATCAGCTGAATAGAATATCAAAAACAGCATATCAAAATAACGGATTCTACGATCGATCATTAACAAATTACGATGAAACCGATGCTAATACAGTTCAGATTCTGTATTTTAACTTTAAAACTTATATGAATGAAGTATATAAGGTTAAAGAAACAGGAACAGGAGCTAGTAAAATTTTATTAAGAGACGATCAGTTTGATCCACCAGTTGAAATGTTGGAGGAGCAATTTGGAAAAATGTCAAGATCCCTTGAAGTGTTATACGAGGGGGTTTTAGTTTTAGGAACGGATATGTTGCTAAAATGGGAAATGGCAAAGAATATGATGCGCCCTAAGAGTGATTATACTAAGGTTAAAATGAATTACAGTATTGTAGCTCCTAGAATGTATAAAGGCAGAATCGAATCTTTAGTAAGCCGTATAACTGGTTTTGCAGATATGATTCAACTAACACACTTAAAGCTTCAGCAAGTTTTATCGAGAATGGTTCCAGATGGAGTTTATCTTGATGCAGATGGTCTAGCAGAAATTGATTTAGGTAACGGTACAAATTATAATCCACAAGAAGCCTTGAATATGTTTTTTCAAACAGGTTCGGTTATAGGAAGATCATTTACTCAAGAGGGCAATATGAATCCTGGTAAAGTTCCGATTCAAGAAATTACAAGTGGCTCTGGAGGAAATAAGATGGGGGCTTTAATACAAACGTATAATTATTATTTACAGATGATAAGAGATACGACTGGATTAAATGAAGCTAGAGACGGATCAACTCCTGACGCGAAGGCATTGGTTGGCATACAGAAAATTGCTGCAGCTAATTCTAACACTGCTACAAGACATATATTGCAAGGAGGTTTATTTTTAACAGCTGAAACAGCGGAATGCTTATCATTAAGGATTTCTGATATATTAGAGTATTCTCCAACGAGAGAAGCATTCATTCAAAAAATAGGAGGCCACAATGTAGCAACCTTGGAGGAAATGGGTGAATTGCATTTATATGACTTTGGTATATTTATAGAGCTTACTCCGGATGATGAAGAAAAGCAAATGTTAGAAAACAACATACAAACAGCTTTGTCTGCAGGGTTGATTGATTTAGAAGACGCTATTGACATTAGGGAAATTAAAAATTTAAAGCTAGCTAACCAACTGCTAAAGCTAAGAAGAAAGCAAAAAGCTGACAAAGATCAAATTAGAACACAACAAAATATACAGGCTCAAGCTCAAGCAAACGCTCAAGCTCAACAAGTAGCTGCCCAAGCTGAGATACAAAAAAATCAAGTTATTACACAGCAAAAAGCACAACTATTGCAGATGGAGGCTCAGATTGATTCTCAAAAAATGCAACAAGAGATACAGGCTAAGATCCAATTAATGCAGGTGGAATTTCAATATAACATGCAACTCCGCGGGATAGACGCCGAAGCAGCAAGAAAAAATGAGATAGAAAAAGAAGACAGAAAGGACCAAAGAATCCAAATGCAAGGAACGCAGCAGAGTGAATTAATTGAGCAAAGAAGTAATAACACTCCGCCTAAAAATTTTGAGTCATCAGGCAATGACATATTAGGAGGAGGATTTGACTTAGGTTCCTTTGAGCCTAGGTAATAATAGTAATAACAATTATATAATATCTTATCATGACAGAACAAGAAGAAGGATTACCTTTAGCGGAAGTGCAACCAGCACCGGAAGTTGAAGTACAAGCAGAGGCCGCTCCGGAGGAAACCGGACCAGTGGCCACAAAAGATGAAGACGGTACATTTAAACTAGACCTAACTGGTACTAGCGAAAAACCCGCAGAATTAGTTGAACCTGAGGTTGCAGAAGTAATTGAGCCTGTGGCAGAAGTTGCAGCGCCTGAAGAATTTCAAGCTTTAGAAGAAATAACTGATGAAGAAGTTTCGGAAATAGTAGAAGACCTACAAGAAGGTATTCAAGAAGCTATTGAAGAGCAAAAAGAATCTGGTATTGAATTACCGGAAAACATTCAGAAGGTAGTTGAATTTATAAATGATACAGGCGGAAGCTTGGAAGATTACGTAAAACTTAATACAGATTACTCTTCTTTAAATGAAACTCAATTACTTAAAGAATATTATGAATCAAGCAGGCCTCATTTAGACAGCGAAGAAATTGATTTCTTAATGGAAGATAATTTTTCATATGACGAAGAATTAGACGATGAAAGAGATGTAAGAAAGAAAAAGATAGCTCACAAAGAAGAGTTAGCTAAGGCTAAAAGTCATTTAGATGGACTAAAGTCTACATATTACGAAGAAATTAAAGCTGGATCAAAATTAAATCCAGAACAACAAAAAGCGGTTGCGTTCTTTGACCGATATAATAAAGAGCAAGAGCAAACAACTAAATTAGCTGAAAAACAAAAATCATCATTTATTAAAAAGACTGATGCTGTATTTTCTGAAGAATTCAAAGGTTTTGAATACAACGTAGGAGATAAAAAGTATCGTTTTAATGTAAAGAATGCTGACCAGGTTAAAAGTAATCAAAGCGACATCAACAACTTTGTTAAGAAGTTTCTTAACGACAAAAATGAAATTGGAGACGCAAAAGGTTATCACAAATCGTTATTTACAGCTATGAATCCAGACACTGTAGCACAACACTTTTATGAGCAAGGCAAAGCCGATGCAATGAAAGAAAGTATGGCTAGAACTAAGAACGTTGATATGAAGCCGAGAGGGGTTCATGAAAAAGTTACCGCTTCTAACGGATGGTCAGTAAAAGCAGTTAACGGTGAAGATGTTTCTCAATTTAAAGTAAAAATTAGAAAATAACAAATTTAAAATTTAAAAATTATGAGTTTTGCAACATCGCCAAGTACATTGGCAAACTTAAGTCACTTAACTCCACGTCCTGTAAAAGGATTGTTTGGTGACAATTACCTGTCTATTGCAGGAAATGACTTTAACTTTACAAAACAATTCTTACCGGAAGTGTACGAAAAAGAAGTAGAGCGTTACGGAAACCGTACGATCTCTGGATTTTTACGTATGGTAGGAGCTGAGATGCCTATGGCTTCTGATACAGTAACTTGGTCAGAGCAAGGAAGATTACACATTGCATTTGACGACGGTGTTATTGTTAACCCAAGTGTTAATGAATTAACTTTACCTGAAGCTGAAGCTGGATTGCTTAGAGCTTTAGGAGGACAAACTATAGCGCTTTCTACTGGATATAAAACAGTAAAAGCTTATATCGTATCTGTTGGCGCCGCTTCTGGTGGAAACCAAATTGTAAGTGTTGCTCCTTATTCAGGCGCAGATTTAACTGAACTAGGTACTACTGGCGTTCAAATTGATAATGTAAAAGTATTTATTTACGGATCTGAGTATGCTAAAGGTTCTGGCGGAGCTGGAGCTGCACAAGCAGGTAATTCTGTAGATGCATCATTTACACCGTTTTCAAACAAGCCAATCATTTTAAGAGATCGTTATACCGTAAATGGTTCTGACGTTGCTCAAATTGGATGGGTTGAAGTAACTACTGAAGCTGGAACTGGAGGATACTTATGGTACCTAAAGTCTGAGCACGAAGCTAGACTACGTTTTGAAGATCAATTAGAAATGTCTATGATTGAAGCTGAAAAAGCTGCAGCTGGATCTGCCGCTATCACTCCAGTAGCTGGAACTCCTCTTGGAGCTAACGCTGGATCTGAAGGTTTATTTGCTGCTGTAGAAACTAGAGGTTTAGTTTATAACGACGCAAACTTTGACGGTACACTTGCTGGAGAAGGTATTGCTGAATTTGACGCTATCTTAAGTGAGCTTGATAAGCAAGGAGCTATTGAAGAGAACATGCTTTTCTTAAATCGTTCAACTGCTTTATCAATTGACAATATGATCGCACAGCAAAATTCTTATGGAGCAGGTGGAACATCTTACGGTGTATTCGAAAACTCTGAAGATATGGCGCTGAACTTAGGATTCTCT